TAACTTTGTCAGAAGTAAATCACCCAGAACTTACGGAATGGTTAAAGAAATATCCTTATAACTTCAAACAAATAATGAAATGAAAAAGCTACTTATTTTTGCAATCGTTATGCTTTTGGCAAGCTCATGTACTTGCCTGATCGCCCAGATACCTCCGCAATATGTGTATGTTACAACTTCATGCGAGGCGACACTTCCGGACTACCTTCCGATGGTAACTGTTTCGGATAACTGTCAGATCAAATCAGTGACTCAGTATCCCCTGCCTGGATTTACGTTAAACGCCACAAATCCGCAGGTCACAGTAACGATACGGGCAACTGATGTATTTGATAACTTCACTGAGATTTCATTTTCAGTAAAAGCAGTTGATACAGTGCCTCCGATAATCATACCGACGGGCGACCTGCTTACAGATAATTGGCAGAAGATTCACGGACTATATGATGCGGCTGACAGGCTTTTGGCTGAACAGGAACAATACTTTGATCTCAATTTTGATTGGGAGGCCGCAGGGATACCCGAAGATAAACGACCTACGGGGCAGTATGATAAGAAAGTGCTGACGATTATGACCTCACCGGCACACGCCACGACGGGTTATGGCGGCAGGTTCATAATGTACCAGAGCAATAACGATTCATTCATAGCAAAGTGAAACGCTTTTGGTTTTTACTTTTCTTGCCTTTATCACTGTCGGCACAAGATACCATCTTGGTTGAAGGCCGCACGTTTGTTGACACTCTCAGTGGAACATCTTACGGGGTCACGACAAACCGCACACGGCCTGTTAAATTCATCTTCAGAAACAACTCAGTCACCGGAGAGAACACAACGGGTTATATGCTGGAGGCGGGACAGGAGAATACCGGAGCATACACAAACAACCTGAGAGGGGCAGAGATAACGGGCAATAAGTTTACATGGGTAGGAGATCAGGACGCTAACACTATCACTCACGGGGTCTTTACAGGCTACCATACTGACGTTCGGATAATGTATAACTACCTTGACTACGTTCCAATGGGAATAATCCGGAAGTCAAACGGCATGACTGATTCAACAGGCGTGGTTGCTTACAACATAATCCGCAATCCTCCAGCCGTTGGAATTGTTGTGAAGGGAATGAACGGAGTGAGGATTTATAATAATACATTTTATTCTGAGGATTCTCTTTACGTCGGTCCGGGTATAGGAACGTGGCGGGGACTGATTGACGTTTATGAGAATGACAATCCGGTCGGATCAGCTAAAGGCACGAAGATCAAAAACAATATCTTCTACACAAAGAACCGGCTGACGAATATCAATGTCATGAATGAATCGTGTTTGGAGGGATTTGAAAGTGACTATAATATTTTCTGGTGTGAGGCCGGAGAACCAATGTTCATGATCGGGGGCAATCGCTTAACTCTTACGCAGTGGCGCGCACGTGGATATGATCTTCATTCTCAGGTCATGAATCCTTACTTTATAAACACTACTGATTTAGTTCCAGAACGTCGTATGCAATGGGGAACGCCTACGGAGTTTAAATACGGCATAGCTGCTTCGGATTATTGGGTTGCAGGTTTTGACCCTGTGTTAGTCCGTCAGGGCGAATACTGGCAACAGGGCGCACGGGTTTATGAAGGTGACATTGTAATCTTCTATTGGCGTGGAAAGTTGTTTGATGGTGACACTACGGCGGTAGATTTGAAGTATGGCAAAATAGTAATTAATCAGGGCGAAATACACATACATCAATGAAAGACGAATCAACACATCAGCCAATACTCTTTGAAGTCATACGTCAAACGAAAGGGGCAATTCTTGAGCTTGGTGCAGGGTATTCGTCAACAGAACAAATACACTTACTCGCCGAAGGCCGTAAGATTCTCACGGTAGATGATAATCAGGTTTGGTTAGATCACTTCCGTCACCTTGAAAGTGACACGCATCAGTTCGCCTTGTTTTCAGATAAGCTGTTTGAAGAATACGGACGCGATTGGGCAGTTGTTTTTGTTGACCTTTCGACCTGGGATCAGCGAATGTGGGCAATAGAGAAACTGAGGTACTTTGCAGAATACTTAGTTATTCATGACGCACAAGATAAGAACCTTGACCGGCTATTTGTTTATCACCGCGAATACCGCACAAATGACTTTCCAATGCCTACTACATTGTTAGGCAGTAACATAAGAACACTAACCGGCATTAACGTAGAAGGGGCAAGTTATGGATGAGATAAAAAACATTTACGTCGCACTCTCACGGCTTTACAACATAAGCGCGGAGAGGGTAATTACAACCGATGACATTGACGAAGTTTGCAACTCATTTGAAATCTTTGCGTTTAAAGATGAAGTGACGACAATAGCAGAGAAGTTGATGATTGTCGGACATACAGGCGCAATTTACTATGGATTCAGTGAACCGGATATTGCATGAACGAGCGCAGTTTTCATAATTGGCAGACAAAGAGTGGCGTGTATGATGCGCTTAATCTCAGTTATGTTGACTTCGATGAGGATTACCCCGTATTGAGTAGCATCCAAGACCTAACGAACTTTAATGTTGTTTCGTGTAATAATTATAAGGGTATGACAGGCGATAGTCTTGTATCAACATTTGTATATGACAGCATTCTTGAGAGGTTTTGGAATAATCCTATGAAATATGTTGATATTTTTAATAAAGTAAAATATGTTCTTTCGCCTGACTTTAGCTTATTGATTGGAATGCCTCGTCCGGTGCAGCAGTGGAATGTTTACAGAAATAGGCTTATAGGTTATATATGGCAGCGTGCTGGGATTAATATTATACCAACTATTTCATGGAGTGATGATAGTTCATTTGAGTTCTGCTTCAGAGGTGTCGGGTTGAGTAGCATTGTAGCAGTGTCAAATATTGGATGTAGAAATGAAAAGCAGAAGGAATATTTTGATAATGGGTTCAATGAGATGATAAGACAGATCA